AGATATACTTGAGCATGAAACAGTTATTATAGATAAGATATTTGAAAAGGGAAGTATAAAGGGTATCACCGAGAATCAATTGAAACATTTTGTCGAATCAAGACTAGATGCTTGTTTGAAAAATCTTGGGTATAAATCATTGTATAAACCAACATATAATCCTATTGCAGATTGGTTTTATAGAGATATCGAATCGAGTACACTACATGACTTCTTTTCAAGTACAGGTAGTGATTATAATAGAAATTGGACAGAAGGAAAATTCAAATGGTAACAGAACAACTAGAAATAATCGAAGAAGAACAAATTAGATATATACGAATGAAACTGGCCCAAACTTCTGATCCTACTCTAAGAAAACAATTAAAAGAACAATTGGATAAGTTTGCAGAAGGACTTGGCGAAAGTAGTGAGAAACAAACTCTATTGGCGGAATAATGGTAAAAGAATTAAGTTTATATGATATATTAGGGGAAGAAAGAAAACAACTCCAAGAAGAGGGTAAACTTCCTCATTGGGTGACAACACTTGCATGGCAGATGTTACAAGAAAAGTATCTATCACCAGAGTATCCAGATTTAGAATCAGTATACAGAAGAATATCTTCTCATGCTGCTAGATATACGAGTAATCAAGTATTATGGGAAAATAAGTTCTTTGACTTGTTATGGAAAGGTTATCTTGCGGCGTCAACACCTGTATTATCTAATATGGGTACAGGGTATGGTTGTCCAGTATCATGTTCAGGTGGTTATATTCCTGATTCTGTACACGGGTTCTATTCGTCACAAGTAGAGGCCGCTGTACTCAGTAAAAATGGTTTCGGTACTTCTGGTTATATGGGTGATATTAGACAACGTGGAGCACCTATACAAGGTGTCAAAGGAGGAGCAAGTGGTGTATTACCTGTATTCAAAGATTTCGTACAAGTATCAAGAGATATTTCACAGGGTAGTCAACGTAGAGGTGCATGGGCAGGATATATCGCTATTGACCATCCAGACTTTTATGAGTTGGTAAATTACATTAGTAAGAATCCAGATGATGCAAATATAGGTTGGAACATTTCGGATGCATTTATAGAAAGATTAGAATCTGGTGATAAAGATGCAATAGAGAGATATCAAAAAGCATTGAAATTGAAAATGATATCAGGTAAAGGTTATTTCTTCTTTATTGATAGAGTAAATAGACAAAATCCTCAGATGTATAAAGACAAAGGTCTTGATGTTAAAGCATCTAATCTATGTACTGAGATTACGTTACATTCAAGTGAAGATTATACTTTTTCGTGTGTACTGTCATCAATGAATGCTAGTTTATATGATGAATGGAAAGATACCGATGCAGTATTTGATGCAACTGTATTTTTAGATTGCGTTAATCAAGACTTGATTGCAATAGGTAAGAATGAACCTGGTATGGAAAAAGTTGCTAAATTTGCGGAAGCAAGTAGGGCTTTAGGTTTGGGTATGCTAGGGTTTCATACATACTTACAAGACCATATGATTGCATTTGAATCAATGGATGCATATTATAAAAACACAGAGATTTTTAAACACCTAAATGATGAATCATTAAGAGCATCTAAATGGATGGCAGAGTCATTCGGTGAACCAGAATGGTGTAAAGGTTACGGAGTTAGAAATACTCATAGAATTGCAATTGCACCTAATTTAAGTTCCGCATTGATTTGTGGTTCAGTGAGTCAAGGTATTGAACCAATCTATAAGAATGCTTATGTACAAAATACTTCTGCCGGCAAGATGGAACGAGTCAATCCTTCTTTGTTGAAAGTAATGAAAGATAGGAATGTATATACGACTGAAGTTGTAAAGGATATTATCAAGAATAATGGTTCGGTACAACATGTTGACTGGCTAAATGACGAAGAAAAGGTTGTATTTAAAACTGCATTTGAGATTGACCAAAAACAAATTATCCGTTTAGCATCTGGTAGACAGAGATATATAGACCAAGCACAGAGTATCAATCTATTCTTTTCTGCCGATGAAACAGAAGAATATATAAGTGAAGTACATAAAATGGCATTTACTGATAAGTGGATAAAATCACTTTATTATGTACGTTCTGAATCTGGTGTAAATGTAAGTAAGGGGGAGTGTATTGCCTGTCATGGATAAAATTATGAAAAGAGTATTATTAATGTTATTAACAACTACTGCACATGCCGAAGTATACGACTGGAAAATCACTAGAGTTATTGATGGTGATACGGTAGAAGTTGAAGCAACATTTCTTCCTAAACCTTTAAAACCAGTGTTATCTATTAGAGTACTAGGTATTGATACTCCTGAGAAAGGTAGTAGGTCAAAATGTAGTAAAGAAGCCGCTTTGGGCAATGAAGCATCAAAGTTTACCAAACACATGGTATCAGAAAGTAAAAAACAACAAGTTTCTATTAAAACTTGGGACAAGTATGGTGGACGAGTATTGGGTGATGTATTACTTGATGGTAAAAGTCTATCAGATGAATTAATTAAACAAGGACTTGCAAGACCATATTTTGGCGGAGCAAAGTCTTCATGGTGTAAATAAAAAGGAATTAAAATAGATGTCTATCTCAAGAACATTCGAATGCCAAAACTGTGATACAGTAGGCAAAATAGTAATTAAAAGTACTGATATTCAATTATCTGATGTAACGTATTGCCCAGTATGTGGGTCCGATATTTACGAAGAGGACGATCAGGACGAAGATTAATGGTATGGTACTACAGGGAAGAAGAGATAGAAGAGTTACCAGATGATACGGTTGGGTTTGTATATCTAATTACAAACCTAACCAATAATCGAAAATATGTTGGTAAGAAACTTGCCAAGTTCTCTAAAACAAAAATTAAAACGGTAACACTTAAAAATGGAACTAAGAAGAAAAAGAAAGTACGTTCGCAGGTGGATTCAGACTGGTATACTTATTACGGCTCTAGCCTTGAGTTATCTAATGATGTTGATACAATCGGCATAGAACACTTCAAAAGAGAGATTTTACATTTCTGTCAATCAAAAGCCATATGCTCTTATCTTGAGGCAAAAGAACAATTCGAAAGAAAGGTTCTCGAATCAAACGATTATTACAATAATAATATAATGATAAGGGTACATGGTAATCATATTAGAGGGAAAATAATTGTTGACAACATGGATTAGATGATTTATAATAACTCATACTTTAGAAAAAGAGAGAAAATTATGAAATATACCGTTGACTTCCAACTTAAACCCAATGGAACTTTTTCCATTACTGATATTGATGCTGATTGTAAGTTAAGAGCAAAAGTTTCCGCAATTGAAACTCTTAGACTTTGTGGTTATACTCTTTCAGACATTAAGAAATATACAGTTAAAGAAACGAAATAATTGTTGACAATATAATTTGGTTCAGTTATAATTAACCATAATTTGAAATTAAGAGAGAATATATTATGAAGAAAGAAATACACTACACTGAAATGCCTTTGAATGAGTTTGAAGATTTTGATAAAGAGAATTTTTCTGATGAACAATTAGAAGACTTCTACTGGGATCACCCAGAGTCTTTGACTGATGAACAAATGTTTGATTATTTATAAAAACTGAGGAATTATATTATGTTTAAGTATGGTGTTTATAGTTATGGTGGGGCGATTGGTAATTCTGGTACAACCTTAGTAAAATCTTTTACAAAGAAAGAAGATGCGAAGAAATGTGCTAAGGGATATAATGCTGTTTTAACTCCTGGAGAAAAGAAATATTATGGTATGAAATATGCCGTGAGAATTTATCGTGTAGTATAGTAATCTTGAATATAATTAATGAGGAAATAATATGGCAGTGATCAATAATCCAGTAGACCGCAAGAAAATTAAAGATGCACTTGTACAGATAAGTGACTCTTATACAAGAATCGAGGCGGAACGCGAACTAATAAAAGATATTGTTGCAGATATATCCGAGAAATTTGAGTTGGAAAAGAAGCAAATTATCCTAAACGCAAAGGTATATCATAAGCAAAACTATTCGGAACAGGTAAGCAACTCCGAGGAGTTCCAAGAACTTTATGAATCTTTATTTGGGGTCGCATAATGACTAAGGCAATTCCATTAGAAACGGATAGTGCGGACTATGATCTTCTATACAATGCGGCAAAGTCTGTCATTGATGTAGAAGGTTTAATTTGTGAAATTGGTGTTAGAAGAGGAGGTAGTTTAAAATATATCATTGATGGTGTAAATTCTGACATACCTAAAACTATTGTAGCTGTTGACCCTTACGGTAATATTGAATACATTCCCGCTGAAGGTTATATCGGTAGGTTAGATTATACCAATGATATGAAGAATGAATCCTTACCGCATATCTATGAATATGTGCAGGGTAAGAATATCAATTTAGTATTCTTTAATCTTGAAGATACCGAATTCTTTGATAGATTCGCGGATGGTGTTCCTGTATATAGCGAAAACAAGCAAATCATCAATACCTATTCATTAGTGTTCTTTGATGGTCCTCATGACCTCGCATCAATACAGAAAGAGATTGATTTTTTCATTGATAAGACTACCAGTGGTTCAGTTTTTGTATTTGATGATATACAGACATATGATCACCAGAAGGTACATGAAAGAGTACTTGATAGCGGTTTTGAATTATTAGAATTTGGTACTGCATATAGAAAGGTATCATACAAAAAAATATAATTCTTGACTTAATTTTAATTGCTGTGATATAATGAATTTTAACTGGAGATATTAATGGCAAAAGCGAAAAGTGTTGAAAAGAGTGATTCATTTATCACAGCAAAGAAAAATGCGGCAGAAAGACGTAGAGATAAAATATCAGAAGTTGCCTCTAAATTTAAAGGAGGTAATGAACCTGATATTAACCCATTCGAATACCAATTATCATTAATGATATGCCTTAACTGGTATAACATTAATGCCGATCTAAAAGACATTAGGGGATACCTTAATGACTATCTAATATCAACTAATCGTAAAAATCTAGTACCAACACTTAACAAAGTATCTGATTTTGATATTAAGTATACAGGCCTATTGAGTCGTTTGAAATTGAGAAATCAATATTTAAGTGATGAACATGAAGCATCTATTGAAAGTAAGATAGTCGAATTTGTGCAGAAAGTTCAATTGGAAGATGCCAATGTTGATGTGGTAGTTCCTAAGGTAAAAGTTGATAGATCATATGAACAATCAATCGCATATTGTGAGGCATTTGAAGAAGCAATTGATGAATTTGTTAAAAAGAGAAAGACCAGTTTTATCCCTATTGACTATATCAAATCAAAAGAAATTCCTGCACCAGTATCTAAAAAGATTGGTGAGTATTATTCAACTGTACTTCAGGAGTTGAGAGAAACACTAGAAGGTGACGATGAACAATTGGTTGAAGGTTATTCTAACTTTACGGATTACCAGTTAAAGAAATTCATTCTTTTCATCGAATCTATTGTTACTGCATGTACACAACAAGTTGTATCACTGAAGGCAAAATCTCCACGTAAGACCAAACCAGTATCACCAATTAAAATGGTATCAAAAGTCAAGTATGCCAAAGAGTTTATTGATCTTAACCTTAAATCAATACAACCTACTACCATGGTAGGTGCAAACGAGATATGGACTTATAATACAAAGTATCGTAAGTTGGCAGTATACAAGAGTGAAAGTGGTAGTAAACTATCAGTTAAAGGTACAACCATATTAGGATTCGATATAACAGAATCACAACAGGTCATGTTACGTAAACCAGAAGAATTCTTTAAAGATATGAAACTTGGTAAAAAGATATTGGGTACAAAATTAAAAGATGTTACAACACGACCAGTTACACCTAACGGTAGACTGAATGAAGAAACAGTTATATTAGGTGCATTTTAAATGATACTCATAGACTACAATCAGGTATCCCTTGCGGCAATACTGACATTTAGGCAAGACTTACAAAAATCACCAGAAGAGGTTAGAAATCTAATAAGACATATTACACTATCCAATATCCTAAACTATAAGAAGAAATATGGTGCAGAATATGGTGAAGTTGTTATATGTTGTGATGGTAGAAAGTACTGGAGAAGAGAAGTATTCCCACATTACAAAGGTGACCGAAAGAAGAGTAGAGAAAAATCTGATTTTGATTGGAAATTAATATTTGATGTACTCGATGAAATGAGGTCAGATATCCGTGAATATTTTCCTTACAGAGTAATTCATATAGATAGAGCAGAAGCGGATGATGTTATTGCTATATTGACTGAATGGGTACAGACTAACGAATTGGTACAAGATGGATTATATGAATCTCCTCAGAAGATGATGATTGTATCAAGTGACCATGATTTTCTACAATTACAGAAGTATGAAGGTGTAGCGCAGTTCTCACCTAATACTAAAAAGTTAATTAAAATGAGTACCCGTGATTTGTACGAGAAATACATAACTCACATTGTTAAAGCAGGTGATGATGGTATTCCTAATATACTAAGTGGTGATTCTGTATTAGTTACAGAAGGAGTAAGACAAACACCACTAAGTGCTAAACGATTAGCAGAATTTATTGAAGACGGAAAGAAAGCGTGTAGGAATGAAACTGAGATTCGAAACTGGGATAGAAATGAGAGAATGATTAGTTTTGCATTTATACCCACAGATATCAGAGAGGAAATTATAAGCACATACATAGAGAGTAAACCAAAACGTGATTCAATGAGATTAATGAATTACTTGATGAAAAATAAATGCCGACTGTTGTTGGATGAATTGGGAAATTTTTAATGACAAAATATGTAACAGAAATGTTGGAAGATATTCAATCTGACCCAACTAGAATTAATAATTATAAAGATAGTAACATCTTAAAGTTTGTATTTGAACATGCATTCAATCCAGATAAGAAATTTGTACTACCAGAAGGTAACCCTCCCTATAAAGAAGATTCGGCTCCAATTGGTATGTCGCCGGCTAATCTCATTATGGAAGTAAAGAAGTTCTATGTATTCTGTAGAGTTGATTTAAATGCGGTACGTAGGGAAACTTTATTTGTACAACTGTTAGAGAATGTTCATCCTACAGAGGCAGTATTATTACTCGCAATTAAGGATCAAACTTTATCTAAGATGTATAAGAAGATCACACACAAATTAGTATATGAGGCGGGGTTGGTATCTGTTCCTCCAGTAGAGAAACAAACAAAAAAGCAGAAGGTACCAGTTGGAACAGAATCTTAACTGGTACACCTAAAATTAAAGTAAGTTTTTTAAAAAAACTTGTTGACAGAGTAATGCTTTTATAATATAATGAACTTGAAATTGAGAAAAGAGAGAAAATAAAATGAAGTTAGTTATGAAAGCATTACAATTCGCAAGTGAAGCCCACAAAGACCAAAGAAGAAAAGATGCAGAGTATACTCCATATATCAATCACCCGATTGAAGTTGCTAGAATCTTGACTGAAGTAAATGTTGATGATGAAGCGGTTCTTGCGGCCGCTTTATTACATGATGTTATTGAAGATACGAAATATACTTATGTTGATTTGTTAGATACTTTTAATAAAGATATTGCTGACCTAGTACTAGACTGCACTGATGACAAAACACTACCAAAACAAGAACGTAAATTATTACAGATAACCCATACTGCGACTCTAAGTGACAGGGCTAAGTTGATAAAACTTGCCGATAAGATTGCCAATCTGACAGATATTTTACACAATCCTCCTGTTGAATGGGATACGAAACGTAAATTGAAATACTTTGAATGGAGTAAACAAGTTGCTGATAATGCAAAAGGTGTTAATAAAGACCTCGATGATTGGTTTGATGCTGTGTATGAAATGAATATTTTTGTTAAATAATGAGGAATTGATATGAGTGCAGTTGTTGAAAGAAATACACGTACTAACACAGTACCACGAAAATCATTAATTGATATGGCAAATACTTTAAATATTAAAAAACGAATTGAAGATCATAAATTTGCAAAGACTTGGAATTATAGGAACATCAATTGTGGTGAGGCGATTGCCGAATCATTAGAAGTTGAATTTGTACAATTCCAACAAAATATCTTTATAGAAGAGTCTAAGGAGTTAGTAGCTAAACTAATTAGATTAGGTTATGATTCGATACTTCAATATCCTGATAGAAGAAGATTTGATAGTTTTTCTTATGTGATGTATAACGAGGTTTACAATGTAGCATTTAATCTTTATAAACCCGCAAGTAAAAATGCAATTAAAACTGCTGACAAGATTGTTTCTGAAACTAATTTAGGAACTGTTCCCGATTTGGTAGTATTCTTGTCTAGTTTAAAGGTTCTACTATGAGACCATCTGGTGGAACAGAAATATTGTATGATAATTTAAAAAAGTTTACTGAGTTTAATACATATGATGATATTAATTTAATAAGAAGTGTATGTAAAGAAAATCTAATTGACACATTTAAAATTAATGTATTGTGGCAACATTTGGCAACATTTGATTCTAATACATATGAAATGAATAATCCACATTATTTGAATAATATTGATGGATTTGTTTATGTCAGTGAATGGCAATTAGAACAATTCAAATTAAAATATAAAGTTGATTGGTGTAACAATACAGTTATTCGTAATGCAATTGAACCTATAGAGTTCAAAGAAAAACCTAAGGGTAAAATAAGATTGATATATACCTCAACTCCACAAAGAGGATTGGATGTTTTACTAGATTCTTTTGAGAGAATAAGTTATAATAGGGATGATATTGAATTATACGTATATTCATCCAATATTATTTACGGTTCTAGTTATAGTGAAACTATTGGTGATAGATACAATTATCTATTTGATAGATGCAGAAAAATGAAAAATGTATTCTATCGCGGATATACACCTAATAGATTACTTAGAGAGGCTTTAAAAGATGCTCATATATTTGCTTATCCTAGTACCTTTGAAGAGACTAGTTGCCTTGCAGCTATAGAAGCCGGGTCCGCAGGGTGTAAGATAGTAACAACAAATTATGGTGCATTGTCAGAAACTTGTGATATATATGCAAACTATGTTGAATATGATGGCTATAACAGAGAAGAATTAGTTGAAAATTTTACAATTGCTTTAGAGAAAGAGATTGACAATTACAACATAACAAGTTATAATATACCTAATCAACGAGATTGGTTTAACAATAGATATTCATGGCAGAACAGAGCTATTGAATGGAATGATTTTTTTGAAAGAATAATTAAGTGAGAGTATTATGGAATTTAAACCAGTAAGAAAGAACATATTGATTGCTCAGGTCGAGAGGGCAAAAACAACATTATCGGGTATTATTATTGAAGGTGCTAGAAGTGTAGCAAATAATGAAACTGGTAGAGTATTGGCAATCGGTTCTGAAGTTACCTTAGTAGAAGTTGGTGATGAAGTATTATTAGATTGGGCAAAGAGTAGTCCAGTGACTTTAGATGGGCAACAGAGAGTTGTTATTAACGAAGATAATATAATGGCAGTAATAGGATAATATAGTTTATTCCCTCTTAGCAATCAAGGTGAATGCGCTTTACTGTTAATAAAG